AATGGCATACTAAGTTTTGGACTGAGACAGTGATGCCACAATTTGCAGATCCTGAAGGAGAACTGTGTCCAGCAACTGGATATAGATACAATATAGACAAGCTAAAAGCTGAAACTGTACGCTTGGGTCGAATTTTGCAGGACGAGTTAGAATTAGAGATAGCGGACATGGATGACAAAGCCAGTAAGTTTTTTAAAGAGGTATATGTCAATCCCAGTCGCATGGCCGCAATGGTGCGTGAAGACGATGTTATTGATTCACTAGAAGGATAAAGTATTGGACTACTTTAACAGTGCAAAAGAAGCACGAGAAAAACTAAACGCAATTTCTCCATCAATGTGTATGGCAAAGTGGTTACAGGTAAGTTTGCACTTACCACAAGGAAGAACACATAGTTGTTACCATCCTCCCACACATGCGATTCCATTGGATGAACTTAAAGCTAATCCCAATGCATTGCATAATACAAAATTTAAAATGCAAGAGCGAAAGCAAATGCTAAATGGTGAGCGGCCCAAAGGATGTGAGTACTGTTGGAATGTAGAAGATGCACCAAACCCACCACAAGATGGTAGACTTAGTGACCGGCACTACCGTTCAAGCGAATGGTGGGTTAAAGATGCATGGGATGAAGTTGTTAATAATCCCTGGGATCATGACATCAAACCACGTTATGTAGAAGTAAATTTTAACCAAGCATGTAATTTAAAATGTAGCTATTGCAGTCCACACCTAAGTAGTGCGTGGGAAGAAGATGTTAAAAAGAACGGTGGATTTTGGTTTAGCAATGGCACAGGACACAATGACATAAGCTATCTAAAACGTAGTGGGCTAATGCCATTGGAAGTCGCACGTAAGGATAATCCATATGTTGAGGCATTTTGGAAATGGTTCCCAGATATATACCGTGGACTAAAGGTATTTCGCATGACCGGTGGCGAGCCTCTTATGGACAACAATACTTTTAAAGTATTAGATTATGTCATTGATAACCCTAATCCACAATTAGATTTAAGTATCACTAGTAATATGTGTCCCCCATCAAACAGTTTGATGGATAAGTTCATTGACAAAATTCGTAAACTAGAAGAAGTAAGAGTATGGGAAGACCATATAAATCTTAATCCAGACAGTGGTAATGAATGGTATGTAGCACCAGCTTGCAAGCACTTTAGTTTATATGTTAGTGTAGATGGAGTTGGTGATCAGGCAGAGTATATGCGTGATGGTTTAGATTTTGACACAATGTATAACAATTGCAGACGGGTACTAAGTGAAACTAACGGCACTGAAATATCTTTCATCAATACGTTTAATTTATTAAGTATTCCAAACCTACGTGGATTTTTGAATATGATATTAAAACTGCGTGAAGAATTTGGTTATGAAAATCAGACTGATATTGAGATACAGCCGCCAGATAGAAACGGATTTGTACATCCAAAATTTATTCGTAAGCGCCGTCAGCGCATATGGTTTGATACACCATACTTAAGATACCCAGACTGGATGACTATTCAACTAGCTGATCAATCAATGCGTAGTCTTATACAAGAAAATATCGACTTTATGCACGACAACGTCTTGCCTGATGACGAGTACGGACGCAAGTATACTGGATTTAAAAATTATGAAGTTGCTAAAATGGAACGTGACTTAGCATGGGCCAAAGAGGGACTAAATATTGATGAAGAGAAAAGAAACGATAACTTTATTCGATTTTATGAATATTTTACTCAATACGACAAGCGAAGAAATTTAAACTTTCTGGATACATTTCCAGAAATGGCTGAGTTTTGGAATCGCTGTAAAAAATTAAAGGAAAAAAAATATGGGCCGTAAGCATTGGGAAGGCGAAACCCTTCATGAATTTAAAGAGCGTATAATTGATCCGATTAGTAAATCGTATTGTGCTGCAAAATGGTACAATGCTACTATTTGGTTAGGACACGGCCAAACTACAAGTTGTCATCACCCGCCGGGCCATTGGATTCCTCTTGAAGAACTAGAAGATAATCCTTCAGCAATTCATAATACGCCACATAAGAAAAAGATGCGTAAGATGATGCAAGAGGGTGAACGTCCCAGTGAGTGTGAGTACTGCTGGAAAGTAGAAGATATGGGTAAAAACAATATCTCTGATAGAGTATTTAAAACTGAGATATTTTCAGATAAAGACATCACTGACAGTGCGGTAGCTAATTGGGACGAAAATGTTATGTTACGTACACTTGAGATTAGTTTTGATAGAGCATGCAACTTAAAGTGCAGTTATTGTAATCCTGCTTTTAGTACAGCATGGGTTAAAGACATTAACACATTTGGTGCATATCAAAATATACAGAGTGATGGTCGTGGACATTTCATCGACACTGCTCCATGGGCTGCACCAGCGGCCAAAAAAGAAGCAAATAATCCGTATATTCAAGCATTTCACAAATGGTGGGAAACTGGGCTAGCAGATAATTTGGAAGAAATACGCATTACAGGCGGAGAGCCAATCATGCATGCCAGTACTTGGAAGTTGTTTAACTGGTTTGAGCAAAACCCTCAACGTGGCAGAAGTATGAGGTTTGCTATTAATAGTAATCTTAGTCCAGAAACACCCAAGGTATTGGACAAGTTAATTGATAAAAGTTGGCACGTTCCAAATTTTGAAATCTATACAAGTTGTGAAGCAGCAAAAGATCAAGCTGAATACATACGTGATGGATTGCGATATGACTTATGGATGAATAATATACATCGAGTGCTAAAAGAATCTAATGTTAGTAAAGTACACATGATGATGACAATTAATGCACTATGCTTAACTACAATCACAGAGTTTATGGATGAAATGTTAGATCTTCGCGAAGAATATGGTCGCAGAGCGCCGACAATGACATTAAACATTTTACGTTTTCCTAGCTTCCAAAGTTGTGCAATTATTCCAGTGGAAATAAAATCATACTATAAAGATAAATTACAAGATTGGTTTGATAGTGATCGTCCAATTGATATGTTAACTGATGCTGAGAAAGAAAGTATACAGCGATTAATTAATTATTTGGATATTGTAAAAACTCCACATAAAAATACAGCAGACATGCCCAAACTATACAACGATTTTAAAGCATTCTTTGCACAGTATGACATACGTAGAAATAAAAATTTCGTGGAAACTTTCCCCGGTCCATTTGCTGAATGGTTTGAAAGTATTGATGCTGTTGTACCAACTCGAGAACAAATTGAAAACAAAGAAATTATGTTTGTAAGTGATAGAGCTGGTGATCCAGCCACTACTGAAGAATATGCAGGCGGTGATGATGAGCATGAACATGAAGATTACAGTGAACAAAAATTTCATGGGGGTTGGGATACTGAAACAGACGGACTGGGTGGAATATCTGTAGATGAAGCGTAATATACCTATATGGAATGATGATGGCAGCTGTAATGAAGAAAGTGAAAACAAAACTTTCTGTATGGCACCCTGGACACACACCTACATATCACCACAAGGCGAACGGCGTATGTGTTGTGCTAGTAGAGAAGAGCATAGTTTTCAAAAACAATATATTGATGCTACAAATGATGAAAAGTACGGGGAGATACGTGAAAGCGAAACCGAAGCCGACAAATTTAATCCACAAACATTAACTGAACACTGGAACTCTCCTTATATGCGAGATATTCGCAAGAAGCTAATGGCTGGAGAACGTATTAGTCAGTGTGATGTTTGTAATGATGATATTTTAAGTATTAGTAGTTACCGTAAGTGGTTTACTGGTGTATTGTTTAAAGACAAGATTCAAGAAGCATTTGACAAAACTGACGATGATGGGTATACTACAATGCCCACTATTAGCTTTGACTATCGTTACTCGAACTTGTGTAACTTCAAGTGTCGTATGTGTGGAGAGCAACTCTCAAGTGCATGGGAAGCTGAAAAGAAAAAGCATGACATGTGGAGCCCAGAACATCAGCCATTTATGATTCCTGAAGTAAAACGTAAAATGAACGCCTTTCAGAAAGATGTTGCTGAGCCTGAATTTAAACAAGCCATTAGTGACGGTATTGTAGAAGAAATATACTGGGTAGGCGGTGAGCCACTTATGTATGATATACACTGGTGGGCATTAGAAGAGATGACTACTAACGGTAGTGCTAAAAACTGTTATTTGCGTTATAATAGTAATCTTTCAAGGATTGACTTCAAGGGAAAAAACTTGTATGATTACTTACCACAGTTTAAAGACTGGCTAATGTGTGCAAGTATTGACGGCACAGGAGATATTGTAGAGTTTATACGCAAAGGGATCGTATGGGAAGAGTGGTTAGCAAACTTTAAGCAAGGATTGGAATTGCCAGGTGGCAAAGAAAAAATGCGGTTTGATTTAACTATCACTGGTCCTGGTATGTTTAGTTTACGTGATTTATTTGATCTGAGTTTAGAATTAGATGTAAGTATGGAAACTAAAATTATGTTTGCATTCCATCCGGATATTGTGTTTAGTCCATTCGCTTGGCCCAAACATATATTACACAGGCATATTGATGAACTACTTGCATACATGGAACCACGTGCTACTTGGAGACAGCAGACCTTAATTAATACACTGCGTGAAATGAAAAATAGACCAACATTTGATGAACAGTTTCCAGACACACATGAACAACAATTTAAGAATGGCAAAGGGTATCAGGATCGTTTAGACCAAATACGCCAGGAACAGTTTAGATTAGAAGATATATATCGCAACGACGATGAGTTGTATAATTGGTGGAAACGTTTTGAATAATAACCTTTGTATACTCCCATGGATACACTTACACGCATTTGCCAATGGCGATGTGTATCCTTGTTGTATGGCTGATTACAATTACAAATTAGGAAACAGTAGAGATCAAACCTTTACTGATATATGGAATAGTGATGGTATGAAAGAGTTGCGTGTGTCAATGATAAACAATCAGAAACACAGTGCATGTAACAAATGTTATAATATTGAAAACAGTGGCGGAACAAGTATGCGTCAAAACATGAACGCTCAATTCAGTCATAAATTTACAAATGTGGATACTACACACCCAGATGGCACTGTGGACAAAGTTGATATGGCATACATGGATATAAGATTTAGCAACATATGTAACTTTAAATGTAGAAGTTGTGGCCCAACGTTTAGTAGTCAGTGGAAAGACGAATGGGAACAACTGTATACAGGTGGTACCTGGCCACGCATAACACGTGTTAAAAATACTCTGGAAGAAGTGTGGGAAGATATCGAAACTTGGATTGACACTGTGGAAAATATTTACTTTGCTGGTGGCGAACCATTAATAATGGATGAACATTACAAAATTCTAGAGTACCTTATTGCTAATAATAGAACTGATATTAATATAAGTTATAATACTAATATGAGCACACTTGCTTATAAAAAATACAACTTGATTGATCTATGGCAGAATTTTAAAAATATAAGGATTGATGCCAGTTTAGACGGTTATGGAAAGCATGCTGAATACATACGTGCTGGCACTGACTGGAACCAAATTGAGAAAAACATAGAGCATATCAAATTACACTGTCCTAATATTGTATTGTCAATATCATGCACTGTAAGTATATACAATGCATTTCATTGTATTGACTTTATTAAATATTGCATTGACAAGAAGTTTGTAGATTATGGTGACATGATTAATATTAATCTGGTACAGTTTCCTGAGTTATTAAACACACAAGTATTACCGATTCATTTAAAAAATCAAGTGGTAGAAAAGGTCAATAAATATATACAAGATGATATACCAGAATACAACACATCATTGCTTAAGAATAATCTAAGAATGTATCAAAAATTTTTACTAGATCAAAATATAGATAAGTTTGATGAGTTTGTTGGCTGGACAAAAAAATTAGATGAGATACGAAATGAAAATGTCATCGATATCCTGCCTGAAATCAAGGACTTAATAGATGACCGATAGATTTAAAGATAACAAAGCGATCTGCGCCGCACCCTGGACACATTTACACGTACAGCCTGATGGTAAAGTATATCCATGCTGTACTGCATTAGAGCCTGAAGTTACATACGGCAATACACATGAAATGACGATACAACAAGCATGGCACAGTGATATTGCTCAGAGATTTAGAAAAAATCTATTGGAAGGCAAAAAACAACCAGCATGTAGTGTATGTTATAATCAAGAAAAATATTATCAAGATGGCGGCAGTCTACGCACTAGTTTAAATAACAGATATGGAGAATTCATTACTGATAACCTTACTCCAGATTTTCATATTAAATATCTAGATGTTCGTAGTAGTAATACATGTAACATGGCATGCGTTATGTGTTATCATGGTCTTAGCAGTAGCTGGTATGAAGACGGTCTTGCAATAGATTTTGGTGTGGAACCTAATAGTCCAAAGTTTATTGAAATAAACAATGCTGCAGAAGCTGAGATTTTAAAAATTGTAGGTTCAGATTTAGATATAGTATACTTTGCAGGCGGTGAGCCTTTGCTTACCCCATATCATTATACTGTCTTGGACTATTTAATAGAGCAAGACCTTGCTAAAAATATTAGACTAGAGTACAATACTAATTTAAGTGTACTCAGGTATAAAAAGCGTAATGTATTTGATATATGGAAAAACTTTAAGTCAGTTGAAATCAGAGCTAGTGTCGATATGATGGGAGAACATGCAGAATATCAACGTTACGGCACCAAATGGGATACTATTGTAAAAAATTGGAAAGAAGTACTAACATATCCAGACATAGTAATAAGGCCACAAATTACAGTTACATCACTGAGTATTGGAGTACTGCCAGAGTTTTTAAATTTTTTAACAACTGAGCTTGAGTGTAAAATCGATCGATCCAAAGGTATTAATGGTATAACTTTTAATTTATGTTATGGGCCTAACCGACTATGTGTGCAAAATTTACCAGACAGTATTAAGAAATTGTATACAGACAGATTGACTACATTTATACAGCACGGTAACGATTTGGCTAATACAATGTTGCAACCGTGTATTGATTTTATGAATGAAAAACCAGCCACATCATGGTATTTTGAACATGACTTATTACGTTATATGACACAGTTAGATGAACGTCGTGGATTGAATTGGAAAAAATTATGGCCAGAATTTATTCCACATTTTAAAAAGGAAATTATGCATGAGCAACACTGATACCAAATGCCCGTTACCTTGGATGCATACTAGTATACAAACGTCTGGAGCATTACGAAGTTGTTGTATTGCCAGTGACTTAGTACGCCATGACGGCGATATTGTCAATATTAAACATACTAGTCTGTCAGAAGCAATCAACAGTAGTAGTATGCAGGAACTACGTGATAGCATGCGCCGTGGTGAGAAACACAGTAATTGTAGTACTTGTTGGAAAGATGAAGAAAATGGTAAAATTAGTAAAAGAATGTATGAAACAGCATATCTCAAGGACACACTAAAGAATACGATACAACAAGGTGATTCAATTAGTATACAACAACACAATACATTGGATTATGATAGTGAGCCAACACGGTATCTTGACATTCAATTGGGTGTTGGCAATGTGTGTAACTTAAAATGCCGTACCTGTAGTCCTTATTGTAGTACAAAATGGATTGATGAATTTAAACACCGTACTGGTGAACAAAAATATGAGTTCAATAATTTAGAAGTTGATAAGAGTATTACTGACAGTAAATTTTGGGAAGAATTGGACGAATGGAGTAGTACAGTAAAGCGTCTGGAAATTATGGGCGGCGAGCCGTTTTACATGAAAGAATTTCATATACTAATAGATAAACTTATCGCCAATGGCAATAGTAAACATATAACACTGGCAATGAGTACAAATGGTACAATTTTTAATGAAAAGTTATGCAATAAGATACGAGAAAACTTTAAATCTTTAGGTTTGAATGTCAGTATAGATGGAATTGGTAAACACTTTGATTTCCTTAGACATGGCAATAACTGGGACAAGGTAAAGAAAAATCTAGACGGATTTTATGAAATGTTTCAGAAACATGAAAATTTTAATATGGGTGCCACAATTACTATTAGTCAGATTAATATGTATTACATACGAGAGATACATGAGTTTTTTGAACAAAACTATCCTGATATCGATCATGGCACACATTATAGTACATTCAATATCTTTAATAATATTATACATTATCCTAGCTATTATAGCAGTAATACTATGCCAGCTGATCTTAAAGAGCATTATCTACACAAGATTAAGTACCCTTCAAATTATGGACTGTCCGATTGGAACGAAGACAAATTTCAACAACAAATACAGCCATTGATAAATCACGTATTAACACCAACTAGTTATGTGGACTGGCGGGATTTTATAAGAGAAACAAATTCAGCTGATCAATATCGTAATGAAAATTTTCAAGAAACTTTTCCTGAGCTATGGGAAATGTTTAAGCCCTACTGGCATTTAATGGAGGACATTAAATGGTAAAAGACACATTTTGTCCATTACTGTTTCAACACTTAGCTACCCACCCACATGGCGGCGTAACACATTGTTGCATTGCAGACCATCGCGGCGCTATCAGCAGTAGTCGCACAGACAACAAGTATTTTAATTTAAATGTTGATACAGTACATGATACGATGAATAGTGATACATTTAAAACTGCACGATTACAGTCATTGAATGGGCAAGTACCCAAAGCATGTATGAGATGTTTTAGCGAAGAAGCCAAAGGAATGAGTAGTAAACGGCTGGAGGAAATTAAATCCTATCCACATTATACGCCGGAAGTAGCACGTGATGTAATAGATGAAACTGGTTATATCAATGATGTACAACTTGAGTTTGTTGAGTTACGTTTAGGTAACGTTTGTAATGTAGCGTGTCGTAGTTGCAATCCAGCCAGTAGTAGTAAATGGCGCAATGACTATGACCAACTGCAAAAAAACTTATCATTTAAAATAAACAACTATGATACAATGCAAGGATTTAGATGGCCAGAACGTGAAGGATTTTGGGAAGACTTGTTACAGCACTGTGACAATGTTAAAACATTCTACATTAATGGTGGAGAGCCAACACTAATCAAAGAACACTTTAGGTTCTTGGAGCGTTTAGTTGAGATGGGTAAAACAGATATCAAACTGTGGTACAACATCAACATGACTAACATGAATGAAGATATCATTGCACTATGGCGCAAGTTCGATCATGTGAAGATTAGTTGTAGCATCGACGATTTGGGTGACAGAAATCATTACATCCGATACCCAACTAAATGGGATATCGTGATGAAGAACTTCTTGCGACTTAAAGAAGAAGACTTTGAACTAGATGTTACTCAGACAGTATCCTGGATGAACTATACATCAATTCCAGAATTTTACAACTTCTTTTATCATGAGCATGGTGTTTGGGTACATCATAATTATGTATACGATCCAGATATCTTATCTCCAGCTGCCCTACCTAAACGAATGCGTGATCAAATACATCAGTCATTTGAAGGAGTATTTGAAGATTGGAAAGTGCAAGAGTTTAAAAATATGTTTGGTGGACCTGACAATGAAATTAAATGGCAACAGGCAATCGAGTATACTCAGCGGCTTGATCTTATAAGAAACCATACAATTGTTGATTACTTGCCGGAGTTTAAAGGAATATATAATGTATAATTATAATCAAATATTACATTTAGACTTTGAGAGCAGTAGTTTGTGCAATGCACTTTGTGCTATATGTAATCGACGGCACAATGGCGGTGTAAAAACTGATATGGTTGAAACCTATGTTACGCTTAAACAGTTTACAGCTTGGTTCCCGCAAACATTTTTACGTCAGTTGTCGAGTATGAGTATGTGTGGAAACTATGGCGATAGTATGACCAATCCAGAGTTATTGGATATTATGCGTTATACTAAAAGTATAAATCCAAACATAATGTTTACTGTAAACACAAATGCTAGTGGCCGCACACCAGAATTTTGGACTGAACTTAGTGAATTAATTGGACCTAATGGACACATAACCTTTAGTGTTGACGGGCTTGCAAATACCAATTGGATATATCGTCGAGGAACACATTGGGATAAGATTATGATGGCCATGGAGAATTATAAAAAAGGTCCAGGTGGCAGTGAATGGCATTTTTTAGTATTCAAACATAATCAGCATCAAATTGAAGAAGCTAGGGCGTTAAGCAAGTCGCTGGGTATTGATAAATTTTATCCTAAACAGGCCTTTGGGTTTAACGATGACGCATCCAGTGGCACTGTTACTAAACAATTTAATGTATACAATGATCAAGACAATAAGATATATTCAATTGAAGCCCCTACTGATGATGAGTTTGACATAGGAACACATATCATGAGTTTCGAAAAGGCTGACTTAGATACCACAACTGGATACAAGCGTCCGGCATATAATAAAAAATATGATGATACCACTTTAACTGATTGGGAAATTAAACTTGGTCAAACTGAAATAAAATGTCAAATAATACCTACTCGTGGAGTATTTGTAAGCAGTGAAGGACTAGTATTTCCATGTTGTATGACTGCTGGGAAATTGTATGCGCCCAATAATCCCGAAAGCGATCAGCTAAGAAAGTTTGTTAGTGATATAGGTCGAAACAATATGGACTTAAACCATACTACATTACAAAATATTGTGGATGGCGATATATTTCAACATCGTTGGCCAGACACCTGGCAGGATAATAATATAAAAAATAAACGCCTACGAGTATGCAGCATGTTCTGTGGTGTTGAAACAAATGCAACTTGGAAAAGTGTAGCATCCAGTGTGGGGTCATATTATGGAAAATGAAAAAGAAGTCCCTAGCCATTTGATACCCGGTAATTTTTCATACAGCTTCGACGAAGCTCTTCAAATTGAAGATTCAACACGTACCCCATTGGACACTGATTGGAAAAATAAAACTATCATACCATTTTTTGGGTGCAGTTTTACATATGGACCAGGTCTGACATACAACGATGTGTTCACCAATATGATACAAAATAAATTACAGTCGGATCATTTAGCATTAAATATAGGATCACCAGGTGGTAGTATGGATCTGATAACACGGGTCATAACCCAATATTATAATAGAATAGAGTTAAAAAATAGCAAAATTATGGTAATCAATATCCCACCTATCAATCGGCGTGAACATTTTTATAGTTTAACAGCCAATTACGATAATCCAAATTGGAGAAAAGAGAGTGTATATGAAAGTAAAATAGAATCTCGGCGTCTACTTCCAAGTGTTATTAACAAAGCTATGGCTAACGAAGATTGGAGAAGTTATATTCATTTATCAAATCCAGTAACAGATCTTAATAATTTTGAACGCAATCTTGTATTTCTATCCAACTTTAGTAAAGCAAACAACATTAAAGTTTTTTTATGGGGAGAGAATGCTGTCCAAAGTAGTATGGTTTGCTCTGCAGATATGCAACGTATCAGAGCCTATATACATAAATTGGGATTAAAAGCAATTGATATATCAGAAGTTGTTTTGCCCGATCCAAATGACTCGTCCAAATATGTTATAAGTGAGACTGACCGTCACTACAATAAACTTGGAAACCAAATTATTGCAGATCGTATATACGATTCAATCCAACAATATCTCAACTAAATTCCTGTACACTTCTCCAAAGCAATCGCTAGTAGCGACAACATTGCGATTATGCAGTGCTTGCGCAGTATAGTCACCTGGAGTTAAATCTATCAGTCTAGACAGTTCATTAATTAATCCATCCATCCGTTGTTCGTCTGGTAATGTGTTATAAGTATGGTCCACTAAGTCATCATATAACTGGAAGCCCATTTGCCTAAGGTCTTCAATTTGATTTTGATATCCGCACAAAACAAACGGTTGCGGGTATATTAAATTTTTAATTGCTTTTTCTGTCACTAACTTTTTTTCCGTGCCATAGAAATTTGTTTCGCTTACTACAGCATATGGTATGTGTATGAAGTGTTCAGTTGTTACTTGTGGCCAACCATATTCAGAATCAATATTAGTGTCATATGGACTAACTTCAATACCACTTGCATTGCTGAGATCGTCACTAGCCGAGCCTTGTTTTATTGTACATATACTTTCAGATTGTGAATAACGGCTTCTTAATTTATCTCTAAGCTCAATTCTAAATCTTCTAGGGCGTTGCTGTAAACTAATAAATTTATAATGCCAATCAGCCAGTTGCCTTTCTTTACAAATACGAGTAAATCTTTTTTTATCAGCTATTCGATCTACACCACTACCCCAGTTATCAAACCAAACATAACGACATACATCTACGATAAACGGCTTACTTATCACAGTGTATGTATTAGTTGGGTGATAATTTAAATTACCTGTCATGTATACAATGTGATCATGATCCTGTTGATCAAATCCGTTTGCCCGACACCAAAGTTTAATGCGAATATCAATAATTGATCGTTCATGACCCTCTTGGGTGTCGTCAATTAATATTATACATTTTTTATCTTTAACTGCTCGTACTACCCGAGCCGGAATTGTGACGTCTGTCAGCCATTCCCAAAATTGATAATTTGGGTCACGATATCTCCCACTTACACTACCATCATGAGTGTCACTGATCAGATATATAAACTTGTCATCATCTGCCTGTCGTGGACGAGTAAATTTTGTGTGTATATACGGCACATGATTGCCAATTTGATTGTGCAGTTCACAAGGTATCACTGGTTACAATCCTTTGTTTGTGTGATAATGCATATCGGTATGTATCGTGTATTATTTCGTGTTCGTTATAACCAGTACTGGTTAAATCAATAACACAATCAATTATCACATTGCTGTTATATTTCATATTATTAATGCCTAAATCTCTATCTTGTACACATCCAGGAAAACTTACTCCAGCATAATATAGTTCATTTACTTGATTATTCACTAAGTGTGTTATGACTTCCGGCTTATCCCAACTGATTAATCCAAGTGGTTTAGAGTTGACAGCCATTTCCAATAGTATATGCGGTCGGCTCCATGGATTATGTGTGGGCTTCTCCCAATCGTTATATTCAGCATTCCAATAAGTGTTATAGCAAGATAGCACCACTGGGCCGGTCCATTTTTTTACAACATTAACTACACGATTGACAGTTTGTTCATATACATTTTGAAATCTATTGTGACCAGGATGATATGTGTCCCACATATCAATTATTATCAATGCGTTATCTGGTGTTGCCATATTGTACAATCCTAATTGTGCTATTATTTGTGGTAAAATTCCTCCATGGGTCTACAACCACACTGTTATCCGGAATTTTGCAATATAGTTTATCTTGTGTATGTTTATTGGCATAGTTGTATGTTGTACTTGCACTGTGAGCAAGCATCATAATAACTGGGTCAGTGGGCACAAAGTTATCACCAGTTAACGGATCTATATAATTCGGGATAACTCCCAGATCCTGCAAGTAATGCCCCACTAGTAAACTGTAGCTGCCATCTAAATAAGAAACATCTGGCTTATATGATTTGCCATGTATACAAATACTATAATTATTTTCTTTAGCTAAATCAGCTAATTTAACTGCCATATTTTTTGCTTGAATTTCTCTTGCATTCATTATACTATCAAATAAATCGTAACCCAAATCTAGCTCTTGTGCCATATAACGAAGTGCAATGTTATCACGTGGATGACATCCGCCTCCATCGCCCATGCCTGCTTTCATATATTGTGGCCCCATAATACGCATTGTACTGTTTGCAAGTGCATCAGTCACAACATCAACATTGATGTTACCTTGCTTTTCTGCTACGTCTTGGATCATATTAACAAGCCCAATCTTAGCACTAATAAATGTGTTGTAGAATACTTTGATACATTCACACTCGTCCCATGTACCGATAACATATCGAGGTTGGTTTTCCATAATAGTTTTATAAAAGTCAACCAGCTCTTTAGCATCACCAGTTTCACTTCCATCTGCTGTGCCTATCATAACCATTTCAGGATTGACCATATCCCATGCAACACTTCCCATTGCAATCAAATAAGGATTGTATACAAAGCGTGTGTTGGTAACTAAATCTACAAATTGATTTCTAGTAGTACCAGGCAGTACAGTACTGATAAGCACTAGTAATTGGCTGTCGTTCATGTGCTTGTTTGCCTCAGCCAATACTTCCTTAACTATGTCATAATTAAAGTCCCGTGGGTCTAAGTGAGCTGTTGGCGCTCTTCCATCATAATTTGGGTCGTGTGGAGTAGGCACTGCCACAAATACTATATCTCTATCTTTAACACAGCTAGCAATGTCATGATACATAGTAACATGTTTGCTGTGCTGATTAACAACATCATATCCACTAACATCATGGCCTTTTTGTGCAATTGCTTCTGCGCACGGCATTCCTAATTTACCGGTACCAATAAATCCTATTTTGTTCATGTTTAATCCTATATTAACTACATACTTATTTATATAATTACAAATGTAGATAAATATAGTTAACAAATCAACATAGGAGATTCATATTATGAATACAGTAAAATTAACATACGCTTCTGGCAATGAAAGTATTTCTTTAGACTATACTTTGCAAACAGGATACACCGTTGTACACAAATGGTTAGCAATATGGAAAGAATATTATGAGCGCAGAGAGCACCAACCTACTTTTATTATTAATAGTGAATGCCCATCTACAGTATTACCGATAGCAGACTATCATGATATAGTATTGGAAAATTGTCAAAAATTAGTAACAGACTACAATAAAACACTGCCCGAAGGTTGGGATAGTGTTCCATATGAACAAACTTTGCTTAATGTAATACATGACAAATTTGCTGCTGAATGTATAGAGCTGGGAGAACTATCTGAGGGCGATTATGATCCTGAGTTACTCGCACTATTAAGAGAGCTAAATCATAATATACACACATTAGAAGGTGCAATAAACAACAACGGCACACTACAAAATTATGCGAGAAGTGTATTATTAGAGCCATGGCATGTTGTACATAGTGATCAATCTGCAGAAGATTGGCCTAAATCAGCAGCGCTTTTAACTCAACAAGACCAAGATGCAAAATCAAGTGGCTTCTCACACAGGCACTGTTTGTTTTTAGCATATGCAACCTTGGGCAAGGACATTGAAATGATTTTACAAGACAATCATTTAGATCTAATAACTGCAAACAATGTAGAGCCAAAAAGATCAGTAAGTCCATGGTTTACATTTAATATTCCAGCTGAAGGAGTAACAGCAGAACGTGAATCAGAATTAACACATAGTCGTTTGGAATGGTATAAAGAGAAATCTCAAGAACATGATTTAGTGGGTACTTATAGCGTAGACATTAATGACTGGATTCACACACCTGGTCGCCACATATTGGCTATCAATGAATCAGGCAATGCAGACGACTTTGATTGGTTTATAGAAAGAGCACATACATGTAAGATTGTTAAGATAGATTTTGATACAGAAATTTTAAATGCATCGGTTGTTTATGACGAAGATACAGAAACTTATAGTTGGTCTAACGACTAAAGTGCGCTCTAACTTGAATCATATTTGGATCAGAAGCGTCTGCTGGTAACCCAGAAAATTTCCAAGTTTGCCGTTTTTTAGCAGACGTCTTCCATCCATGATATTCAAATAGCATACGACAGATCCCCCAACTTGGTTGCCCTGTTGGCATTTGTGATTGCTGGCCATCTGACCATGTTGCCCATTTACTGTCAATTGGTTCAAGTTGCCATTCCATTATTAAATCTTCATGGTGTGTGGTTTTGGTTTCAAATATAATATGTTTAGCACTTGAATTACTAAGCATTTTGACAATGTCAAAATGATTCCTTGCATGATAAAAATGTCCGTGATAAATTATTATATCAAAATTTTGCATATCTATCAGCTGTTGGCTTTTTTGCAATTCATTAGCGTCAAAAAACTTCCACACATGGTTGTTGGATTTAATATAATCAACGTTAACCCCCTGCGTATCTATCCAGTCATTGAATGTCTCCGGTCTAACATCTGTAAATGTAACATGTTTTGCACCATGTTCAAGTGCGTACAGTCCATTCATACCAGTACCACAGCAAAAGTCCAGAACCTTTGCACCTGACACTATTGGTTTTAAATTTTTTTCTAAAAACTCAAGTCTATTAGACGGCTGTTGCCACAATGTCATTTATCCATCCTTTATTCTTTCGTGCAAAGTTCATAAATGCAACCCAGTCTTTATCAAATCTATCTTCTATTGCATTATTAGTTATTGTATACTGCACTTTTTGGGATGTCAACGGCGCATTGTTGACAATATACTCGTATAAATTATTATTACATGTTAAGGTGTGCATTCCGTTTTCTGGTTGTCGTTGTATTTTTTCTTGCAAGTCCAAAACTTGACTTAATTGTGGATCAAACTCATTTAACATACTATTAGCAACTTCATACACCTCTTTAAAAAACTTAGCTCTGCGGTACTGGCCAATATCTACTAATACTTCACCATATACAAATCCTGCTATAAAGTATTGAAATTCTAAATCTTGTGCATGCTTACTCCATTTTTGTAAATGTGGATAATAGACACTATCTTCGTCATTTAAAAATGTTTCTAGCATTGCCTCGTAAAAATCTTGTTGTGGAATATTATGATATTGTTCCATGTATCTACTTACTAGATGTGTAAACCCATTTGCTTCAAGTTTGTTTGTGAGCCAGGTCCACAACCATACACGGCTCATTGTTTCTTCATCCATGGTACGAGTAGCAACAACCATGTCCTGCCATTCTGTTACATAATTACTAAAATAACTCTTTACAGTTTTTGTTTTTATACCATACTGTTCTTTATACTTGGGGTTATTCATTTCACTATTTTGCAACAGTGCTAGTGGATAACTCTCGACAATAAAATCGTCTTTAAGCAGTTCGCAAATACCAGTTTTCCAACTCTCATATGTTTCTTCTGGCAATCCAACAATCATTTCTGTATTAACATTGATGCCTATTTTACGTGCATCATCTACAATGTTGTCCAATTGCGCACCATTTAAGTTTGTGCGTTTAATGGCTTTAAGCACATCAGGGTTCATACTTTGTAAACTGGCAGTAAATCTACGCATCATACCAGCATTTAATAATTTACTTGCCATCTCTACTGTTGCTTGATTGTTATTTTTATTCCAGTTTGTATCAAATATTTCTGGGAACCCATATTTTTTCTTTGTGGCAATAAGCATATCAGTAATAGCCATATCACGTTCTTTAAATATACCAAAGTTAGCATCTGTATTGTTTATATATTCAATCTTATTATCAGCGAACCATTTAACTTCTGCTTCAATTCTTGTTATATCGAACTTCTTAACTTTACTAAATGTAGTACCTCCCCAATCACAGAATGTACACATGAATGGACACCCTCTGTTAGTTTCAATAATGCCATTGAGTGTCATATCACTGCGTCCATTGTATTTTTTAACAATGTCGTCAAACAATCCAGTTAAGTAAGGACTGGGAACGTCTGTTAAGTCACTAACTCTTACACTGGGACCTGTTGTAATACGTTTACCATTTTGATTTATACTGATACCAGGCACTTGGGTTTCATCCCGTTCGCCTATAAAGCTCTTGAGTAGTCCACTAAAACTAATCTCTCCCTCCTGGTGTATAAGGTAGTCAATATACGGTTTGTCTTCAAAATACATTATATCACTGTCGGGTGCGTTGGCACCGCCTACAATAATTTTACATTCAGGCCAACGTGCTTTAACCTTACGAGCAAACTCCTCATTGTAGTTGGTATTCCATATGTAACTACTGAGTCCCAGTACTGCAGGTTCTTCCATATTGTCCACTATATTATCAATATCTTCTTTAACAAAATATAGTCCTTTAAGTTGATAGTTTTCATGTAATATTGGGATAGCATCAGCATAACTCCACACTACACCTACACTATAAGGGAAATAGTAATATTTTGATCCTGGCAATTCTAGACTCATCTGACTCAGGTAAACGTTTTTCATGTTGTAATTTTCCTAATAATATGTTATTATAAATACTATTTATGACACCAGTAGAAAGCGACCATATGATTATATGGGGATGGACAGGCTTGAGCCATGATGCTAGCCTATCAGTATTCAGTAAATCAGATAATTTAAAACTATTGTGGAGTGCTCACAGCGAGCGTTACACTAGAGTTAAAAATGATGCTGAGCTTAATACTGATATGTTACAAGAGGCATTACAGTGGGGCGATCCACAGCGTGTATACTATTATGAAAATCCACTGTGGAAAAAAACTAGACAACTATATGCTGGACAATATGACCAGTTAACAAGCATGTCACCAACTAAACATATGAGAAACTTTTATACAGATGCACCACGCAGTCAGTATACTTCGCACCACCATAGTCATGCGGCGGCTGGGTATTATACTGCGCCGTTCAATAATACTGCGGTGCTTGTTATTGATAGCATAGGTGAATGGAATACCACTAGCATTTGGACCGGTCGAGATAATAAACTAAAGCGCAAGTGGAGTCAAAACTATCCACACAGTGTGGGGATCTGGTACAGTGCTATGACACAACGTATAGGACTAAAGCCACAGGAACACGAATACATCCTCATGGGTATGGCGGCTATAGGTGATCCCAGCAAGTATTATGATCTTATTAAACATGACTTTATTAAAAAGATGCCTAGTTTAAAAGATCCACGTACACTATTCAAGCGTAACTGTCACAGAGGATGTTTGGACTGGCGTACTGCCTTGAATAGTGAACAAGACTATGCTGACATTGCTGCCGCTACCCAACTTATATATGAAGAAATATTAAATATATTATTAATGTCTGCTCAGGCATTGACAAACCAAGAAAACATTGTTATAATGGGTGGGTGTGCATTAAATTGTGTAGCAAATAGTCTAGCACACAAATATTTTAAAGACGTGTGGATTATGCCAAATCCAGGCGATGCAGGAAGTAGTATAGGGTGTGTGTTGGCACATGAACAAACACATATTAAGTTTGCGTCAGCATATCTAGGACATAATATACAAGGAGAATATCCAGTTAACGATGTTATTCAACAACTTAAGAAGCATAAAATTGCGGCAGTAGCTGCTGGGCCAGCAGAGTTTGGACCACGTAGTTTGGGCAATCGTAGTATTTTAGCTGATCCAAGAGGCAGTGATGTTAAAGATAGAGTCAATAAATTAAAAAAACGAGAACTATTCAGGCCATTCGCACCAGCAATACTTGCTGAACATGCTGATGATTACTTTCAAGGAGTTACTGGTCCTTATATGCAATATACAGCAAAGTGTAAACAACCTGATAAATTCCCTGCTATTATACACTTGGATGGTACTAGTCGAGTACAGGCTGTATCTAAAGACGATACCAGCGGATTTAGAACACTATTAGAAACTTGGTATGCAGAAACTGGTTGTCCAATGTTGCTCAACACTAGTCTTAACATAAGGGGCGAGCCATTGGTAAATACAAGACAGGATGCTACACGCTGGACTAAAAACTATGGAGTACAGGTATGTTTACCCAAATAAAAAATTTCCTATTATGGCCATATCGAAAGATACGTGCCCACTATGCCTTGAAGCGTAAATTAAAAAGTTTACGTGATCGTGACCCTTTTATATACAAGTGAGATCTAAATGTTAGACGTTATATTTTTAAGCTATGATGAACCCACAGCAGACGAAAACTTTGAACTACTACAACTGTTTGCTCCACATGCAAAGCGTGTACACGGTGTTGATGGTATCTTAAACGCACATAAAGAATGTGCAAAAGCAAGTTCAACCAATTACTTTTATGTAGTTGATGCAGATGCCATTATAGACGAATTATTTACATTTAAGTTTAATCCTAGTAATCAAAAGGAAGTTTACCCTGGTGTGACTGAAGACAAATGCGTATACACCTGGCGTAGTTTAAACCCAGTAAACAAATTGGTGTATGGTTATGGTGCAGTTAAACTATTTCCCAAGCGTCAGTTACTGGAATCTGAAGAATTTAAAGTAGACATGACCACTACTATTGGTTGCCCATTTGTTCCCAAGTTTCAGATCAGTAACATCACAGCATTTAATACAGATCCTTTTAGTACGTGGAAGGGTGCGTTTAGAGAAACAACTAAACTAGCGTCCAGTATAATTCCAAATGGCGATAATACTGACAACGAGTATAGACTTAAAATCTGGTGTGAGCGTGGAATTAAAGCTGATTTTGGTGAATATAGTATTATGGGTGCTCAACAAGGTAGAGATTTCGGCAATTACTATCGAAACAAGCCACAAACTCTGCATTTAATCAATGATTACAAATGGTTACGGGAGAAATTTGATGAGTCAACAGCGTAATAATGAACCAGAACTAAGTTCGGATGGATCGCATGTGGTCAATCATGAACTGAGTACAAATTTACACTGGATGCACGGACTTGAAGAATACCTAGAATTTAATAATCATCCTGACATTAGAATATATCAAGATATTAAACGAGCCATACTGTATGGAAACATCTGGCATATTAAGCATTTATTGACAAGTGAAATACATCGTGGCTATACTGACTTAACTGACGATTTTCTTAATATCATACTAGCACACTACACTGGTTATGGGCACGTAAATCACCGTAAAGTTTTACAGTATATTGCACATTGTGTTGACAGTGAGTATATACGTAAAATGAGTAGTTGGAGTATTAAATGGCAACACCGAGCAAACCTCAATGATCACTTTAGTCGCGGACAAATGAAAAGTAAATGTTGGATGGTATCTGAATTGTCACAAATATATCAGGATGAATATCTGGGCACTGTGGCGCATTATGGCGGATGGTATGCAACAGTTGCACAAAACATATTTGAGAAGTTTAGAGTTAAGAATTATTACAATCTGGAAGTTGATCCTGACTGTATTGAGATCTCAGATGACTTTAATTATGAACAAACTGTTGGATGGAAGTTTAAAAGCACATTGCAAAACGTTAGTGACATTGTGTGGAAAGACAACAATAATTTTGATATAAAAATAAAAAACCTTACCAATGACACGATTACTACCAATGTCAAACCTGATCTTATTATCAATACCAGTTGTGAACACATGAATGAAGATTGGTTTAATAATATACCCACTGGTAAGGTGGTGTGTTTACAAACTAACGATTATTTTGATAACTCACAGCATGTAAATTGTTGTCGAGATTTAGCTGATGCTATTGCAAAATATCCAATGAGTGAAGTTTATTACAGTGGTGAAATTGATACACACTTGTATAAACGATTTATGATAATTGGTGAAAAGTAATGATGGACGATTTAACCCTGCGTGAACTACAAACTGAAATGGCGGTTACAACACATGAACTATTAGACCGTTACGAAATACTGTATCCACAAATAGATGAGCTTGCTGATCTAAGACGTTCAGTTATTGATCAAGATTTAAGTAGTATATTCAGACTACTGCCCAATCATGTATCAGGCGATATTGAAGAACTACGCAAAGCAGTACTAGAACAAAATTTACACAGCATATTTAGATTAGTCGATGATGAAGATTTACGTAAATTAATATTAGAAGACAACACATGGAAACTTTGGCCTATACTAGACAGTTATGTAGATACACAATTTACTAGTGCGTTTAAAAGTTTCTTTATAAACAATACAGTTATTGACACTGACTGTTTTAGTAGAGGACAACTACAAAGCAAACAATGGTTAGTAACTGAACTAGGAAACCTAGATGTCCAACTAGGCACAGTATTCCTGTGCGCTGGATGGTACGCTACACTTGCTACAATGTTATTTGAAAGCGACATTAAAGTAGATAAAGTTAGATCTTTCGACATTGATCCTACTTGTGTAGACATTGCTGAAACATTCAACAAGCCGTGGTTTATGGAACAATGGCGATTCAAAAGTATTACACAAGATATAATGGATATAGATTATAACGAACATATGTGGCAGTTCTGGAGTAATGCCAATAATCGAATGAGCTATCCAATCACGGACAGTCCTGATACAATTATAAATACAAGTTGTGAACACATTGAAAACTTTGCAGAATGGTATGCTAAGATACCAGATGGTAAACTAGTAATACTACAAAGTAATAACTTTTTTGATGTCCAGGAGCATATTAACTGTGTTAAAGACATTACTGAGTTTAGCAATATGGCACCTATGTCAAATACATTATACGCAGGCGATTTAGACTTGCCCAAATACAAAAGGTTTATGTTAATTGGATATAAGTGATCTAAGTGTACGACAACTGCAAACTGAAAGCGCAAGAGCTTTGAGTACAATGCAAGCCACCAATAACAACATTTACAAGTTTAATAAATTGGCGCACCACGATAGTCAAAACTGGTATAAGGCTGTCATTGAATGGTATGTAAATACATATGGTGATTTACCTAGCAGAGTCGGACCAGGTAAAGATGTAGAACTGATACTTAAATGAAATATTTAACAAACGATAGACCAGACAGTATGCACGCTGAATGGGTAGTAAGTAATGTGTGTAACTATACTTGTACCTATTGTGATCCAAAACTGTACAGCGGTAGCAGTGGTTGGCCTAGCTTAGAAAAAAGTCTTGAGTTCTGGAGTCACATACATACAGATGTAAACAGTAACGATAAAATGCTTACACTTAGCGGCGGTGAACCAACTATATGGCCACACCTTAGTGAATTTTTTAATAAGTTGGACCCTAGTTATAAAAAAGCTATTGTTACTAATGGTAGTAGAACACTTCGTTGGTGGCAAAAGTTTATTGATACAACTGAAATGGATCAGATTGCTATTAGTGTACACTTACAATTTGCTGATGCTGAACATATCAAAGAAGTTGTCAGAATAATCGGACCACATTGTAGAGCAACAGTGCTTATCATGTTAGATGAAGACCTAGTACAAAAAGGTAGACAGTTTGCGCAGACAATTGCTGATGCTGATTTGTACTGTAAAATTGTAATTAAGCCAGTTACACGCAGACACAAGGCAGGCGATAACGAATCACAAAGTTACGATCAAGACACAATCGACTGGATGCGAGAGTTTGATTATAATAAAGATGCTCCTATACTTAAAACTAGATCTCGAACAACTGCTGTAAATATTATTATTGATGGTCAAGAGCATGGTGTTTTTCATATGTATGATATGATAGCAAATAATCAACACAAGTTTAGAGGCTGGAGATGTCATGCTGGTACACACAGATTAATTGTCTGGCATGATGGAAATGTATACGGAGCGCAGTGTAGTACAGCAAAAAGAAATAAACTAGGCAATATAGCACATGGCAAATTAGATGGTGAGATTAAGCCTCTTATATGTGATACAGAATTCTGTGCGTGTGTTCCTGACATACGTATACCCAAGGAAAGTATAGATGTATAATATAGATGATATCAAAACCATACACTTGGAAGTCACACAAAATTGCCAAGCTAGTTGTCCTATGTGTGATCGTAATGAAAATGGTGGAGCAGTTAATAAGCATATTGATCTTAGTGAACTAAGTTTAGCTGACTGTAAACACATATTCTCACCTAAATTTATTTCACAACTTGATACAATGTACATGTGTGGCAACTTGGGAGATCCTATTGTTGCTCGTGATACATTAGAAATATTTGAATACTTTAGATCTCATAATCCTAACATGTGGCTAAGTATGAATACAAACGCTGGAGCCAAGAGTGCTGAATGGTGGAGCGAATTGGCTAGTGTTATTGGCAGGATGGGTGCTGTTATTTTTAGTGTTGATGGTTTAAGAGATACCAATCACCTATATCGTCAAGGTGTAGTATGGGATAATGTAGAACGTAATGCTCGTGCTTTTATTGATGCTGGTGGGAGAGCTCGTTGGGACTTCTTGATATTTGAACATAATCAACATCAAGTTGAAACAGCTAGAGCTATAAGTGAGCGACTAGGATTTGAAAAGTTTATTGCTAAAAAAACTGGTAGGTTTATAAATGCCAGCAGTAATAAAAAAGAAGAACATCAAGCTGTAAATCGCAAAGGTGAGAAGACAACTAAACTAAAGAAACCAGAACAAAAATATCAAAATAAAGAACTAAGTAAACAACACAGTTTAATAGAAAAATATGGTAGTATGAATGCTTACTATGATGCTGTACCTATTAGCTGTAAAGTAGCAAAAGAAAAAAGTTTGTTTATTACAGCAGAAGGTATCGCATTACCTTGCTGTTGGACTGCTGGACGCATGTATAAGTGGTGGCATAAAGATCCTAAAGTAGAACAAATATGGGATTTTATAGATGCTGCTGGCGGTAAATCAGCATTAAATGCTAAACAAGGATTAGCCACAGTATTTAAAAGTGGCATATTCGATAATATAACTAACAGTTGGAACAAACCCAGTTGTGGCGAAGGCAAACTAAACGTATGCGCAATGAAGTGCGGCGTTGAGTTTGATCCATTTACGGCACAATTTAAATAGGAGAAAAACATGACTTGGATTAAATTGGAAAACTTTCCACAAGATCTATTACAAGAACTAAAAGATATATGGTACGAAGGCGAATGGGTTAAGGAATTAGAAGCAAGCCCTGGAGCAATGTGGCACCACTGTCTGCGAAGCTCTCATCCTGTGTTTAAAAACTTCCCAGAAGAAACTCGCACACTAGAGTACTTTAGTAACCCACCACACTGTGGCAATGGGCCACATTTGGACAGAGGACGTTGGAGCGCACTAAACATTCCAATTGAAATGGACCACGACAATAGTTATTTCTTTACAGGCAAAACACACTTGCTAAAAGGATACGATAGAAAGCGGCACTTAGATCAATACAAAGACGGACATGTGGTCAAAAGCACAAATGGCCCTACAGGATTTTTTAGAGAAGAGGCGGATAAGTTTGATTATTATAACTTAGAGAAGCCTGTGCTGTTTAGTACAAAAACTCCACACGGATTTGAAAACAAAAGCGATAAGCCTAGAGTATTACTGAGTGTAACATTTGATCTTACATTTGAGCAGATGATTAATATACTACCAGAGGAATGGTTCGAGTAGTGTTTTATAACCTGCCACTGAGTTACATACACATAGAGCTTACTACAAAGTGTAATGCTGCGTGTCCTATGTGTATGCGTAACTTAAATGGTGATAGAGATCATCCTAGCCTTGTTAAACAAGACTTTGATATTGACTGGTTAGATAATTTAGACCTACCAGCAAACAAACTAACACTGTGTGGCAATTACGGCGACCCGTGTGTACATCCACAGTTACATACTATAATTGATCGTTGGTTAACCAAACACAACAAGCCTATATTAATGATGACCAACGGCGGTGCTAGAAAGCCTGAGTACTGGGCAAGTTTAGCACAGCTTGCTGGAGATCGTTTACATGTTGTGTTTGGTATTGATGGATTAGCTGATACTAATCATTTGTACAGACGCCATGTACAGTGGGATAAACTTATGCTTAATACTCAAGCATATATAAACGCAGGTGGCAATGCTACATGGAAGTATATTATATTTGATCACAACAAACATCAAGTTGAAAGCGCAAATGCTCTGGCAAAACAAATGGGGTTTCGTAAGTTTGAAAAAATTAAAACAAATAGATTTGAGCAGGACTTTCTTCCTGTTTTTGATAAAGACGCAAATGAACTTTATAGACTGTATGAAGCAAAAATAGACAATACTGGATTTACTGCTAAAAACCCTAACAGAATACAAACTACAAAAGTATGGACTGGTGATATTGATTGTTATGCCAAGAAAGAAAGCAGTGTGTATATTGCTGCTGATGGCAGAGTGTATCCTTGTTGTAACACAGGATATCATTACAACGATGATAGGTCATTGAACAAAGAAATTATTGAATTACAACAGCAAATTGGTGCGCCTAATTTAAAAACGCAACAGTTAAGCAAGATTGTTGATAGCAAGTTTTTTGAAACAATACAAAACAAATGGGAAGATACTCCACTAAAGAAATGTAAAAAAACATGTGGTGTACTTAGAGATAATCTACATGCTGTTGAAACTTTTAGTTAACTAAACACTTAATAAATACATATATGAAAAATAAAACTTTACCCTCAGAAACATTTTGTGCTTTACCCTGGATGCATCTTAGCAGTAGACCAGATGGTAAAATGCGTACTTGTTGTACCAGCAATGCTAGTAGCGTACAAGACCCCAATAGTGATATAAAAATTGGCGGCGGCGAAGTGGGCGTTGTTAAAACAGATGACGGCACACCAGCAAATTTTAATCACACAAGTTTAGAAGAAGCATGGAATAGCAGCTATATGCGTAATGTTCGTAATATGATGTTACGTGGTGAAAAGCCTGCTAGTTGCTTAAAATGCTACAAAGAAGAAGAGCAGGGGCATCTTAGTAAACGTAACTGGGAAACACAATATTGGGGTAATAGATTTAATATTGATGAACTAGTTGCTGAAACAAAAGAAGATGGAAGCATACCTCCTAAAATTAGATATATTGATTTACGTTTAGGTAGTAAGTGTCAACTTGCCTGTGTAATGTGTTCACCACATGATAGTACAGGATGGATCAAAGATTGGCAAGCAATTAGTCCTAAAATAAAAAACAAAAAACTTGCTAATACTAGTCAGTGGGAAAATAAAGGTCGTAACAATGGAGCAAGTTATAATTGGCATAAAAATAATCCACGTTTTTGGAATGACCTTATGGATCAAATCCCTCATATGTATCAGCTATATTTTGCAGGCGGTGAGAGTCTTATCATTGATGAACACTACGAACTCTTAGAAGAATGTATAAAGCGTGGGCATGCCAAAAATATGGAACTACGTTATAACAGTAACGGTGTTGAATGGCGTAAAGATTTACCTGAGTTATGGAGTCACTTTAAGCGTGTACGTTTTCATTACAGTATAGATGCTCTGGGTGAACAAAACGATTATATACGTTATCCGAGTAATTGGGAACATCAAGAACGTGTATTCCACATGCTAGATAACACGGCACCACAGGTTGAAGTTACTACAGCTACTACTATAATGGCACTCAATGTAGCGTACATACCAGAGTTTGTCAAGTGGAAAGTTGAACAGGGATTTAAAAAGATCAACAGTTGGCCTTTTGGAGCGGGCGGTATTAATATGCACTTTGCTTATTGGCCACCTCAACTAAATGTAAAAGTATTGCCCGAACATATTAAACAAGAAATTACCGAGAAGTATGAGAATGAATTTTATCCATGGATGGAAGAAAACTGGCAGAGTTTTACAGGTGTAGAGCAAATGGGTATAACAAAAGAAGAATGGTTAAATGCGCCATATGGATTAAAACGCTTTAAAGGTATTATTAAATTTATGAACAGTGAAGACTGGAGTGCTAGACTGCCTGAAACAAAAGAGTATTTAAACTTACTTAATAAACATCGAGGCTGGCACAATAGATTCCCTGAAGTATTTCCTATACTGAAAGATATAGTATGAATATAAACGAAGACAATTTCTGTGTTGTACCGTTTGTACAGCTCAATACTAGAGGTAAAGGCGATGCTAGAGTTTGTTGTAGTATTGAAGGTATTGATTATGGCATACCCAAAGAGCTTGCTCTAGAGGAAATAAATGACGACACTTATAGTAGTGACACAGATGTTTATAATCTCAGCAAAGACAAAATAGAAGATTTATGGAACGGAAAATTTATGAAAAATTTCCGTATGAGAATGCTCAGTGGTGAACGTATTAGTAACTGTGAGTTTTGTTTCAGAATGGAAAACAGCGGCTTTGGGAGTAAGCGTACTGGTAAAAACAAACGCTTCTTGGAAAAAGCAAAACCACATTTACTCAAGTATTGGGAAGCAAACGGTCATGTAGATATAATGCCACAGTGGTGGGAAGTAAGACTTAGTACAAAGTGTAATCTAAGTTGTGTGATGTGTAGTCCAAATCTTAGCAGTATGATGTACAAAGAATACAGTAAGTGGGGCGATACTATGACCAATCAAATGCAAGGTAGTTTAGATATTGCCAAGCGTAGTGGACAAGAGTATCTCAGCCAAAGTGAGTTCTTTAGAGAACAAATTATGACTAACTTACAACACGTATTGTTTATGGAGTTCAGAGGTGGCGAAGTATTTGCTGATAGACACAGTATAAACTTTATGTGGGAAATAGCAAACACAGAATATGCTAAAAACATCAGCCTTGACATCAGTACTAATGCAACACTAATAACACCTGAGATAGTTGATTTACTAAATCATTTTAAAGGTGGGCTACTACGTTTTAGTATTGATGCTGGGCAAGAAAAAGACGAATTAATACGTTATCACACAGACTGGAATAGTGTAATAAGCAGTATTGAAAACTCAAATAGTTTACATGATGAATGGGAAATGGTTACACAAACTTGTTTACAAGCACTTAATTGTGTAGGCTTGGTGCCTATGTTGGAATACTTTGATAATATGTGTGAACGTACAAGTAACCAACGCTTTCATTTAGGATTTACTAGTGTACGTGGTAAAGAATGGATGCGGCATGAACTAGTACCGTTGGAATATAGACAACAAGAGATTGAAGATTTAGAAAACTTTATTGATAATAGTTGGATGTGTAATCGCAGTAAGAGTAAAAACAGAGAAACTAAAACTGTACAAGGGTTAATAAAAGCACTAAGTGCGCCCACTAGAGAAGACGATAATTTAAATAATAAAGCTCGAGAATATTATTTAAGATTAAACAAATTAAGAAATGTAGACTATTGGACTACATTCCCTCACTTGGAGTATTTAAATGAATAACACACTATGTCCTGTTCCATGGATGAGTACAAGCCTTAGAGCAAATGGCGATATTAGAGTCTGCTGTCAAGCACAGCATGGACCTACTGGCGGTATACTTCGAGATGAAAATGGCAAAGAATATAATGCCAGAAATGCAGACCTACAAATGGTTCGAAACAGCGACCTCAGCAAAGAAATACGCAAGTATATGATGGAAGGACGTTGGCATCCAGAATGTGTACGTTGTCAGACTGAAGTTGAAAGCGGAATGAATGCTCGTATAGAATATGAAAATAAAATATGGATAGAGCGTGGCGAATTTAGTTGGGAAGACTTGTTGAGTAAAACTGAACAAGATGGTACTATACGTGCAGATGAAATCAACTGTAGCTTCTACGATGTACGCTTTGGTAACTTGTGTAATTTAAAATGTCGTATGTGCGGTCCCACTGACAGCAGCATGTGGTATGAAGATCAAGTTAAACTATGGCAAGACAGTTACAAAGACAGTCATGGTAAAGTAAAATTAATTAAAAATGATAAAGGCAAGTATGAGCCTGAAGAGGACTTGTACAATTGGCACACCAGTGATCACTATTGGGTACAAATGGACGACAACATTGAACAGATACGTAAACTGTATATTGTTGGCGGCGAGCCATTGATGATTGACAGACACTATGAATTTTTACAAAAGTGTGTGGATCAAGGTCATGCTAAAAACATTATTGTAGAGTACAACACAAACCTTACCAATATACCACAACGTGCTTGGGATGTCTGGAAACATTTTAAACAAGTAAACATTGGTGCTAGTATTGACGGAGTAGGTGATATAAACTACTATATGCGTCCTCCTAGTAGGTTTGATAAAATATATGAAAATCTAATTAAAGTAAGTCAAGCTGAAGGCAACTTCAAAGTATGGATCGCGGCAACTATCAATGTGTTTAATGTACTACACTTTCCAGAGTTTATGGAATGGATATTGTTAAACAAGATACCACGTGTAAATGACGATGACTGGCGTCCTATTATTACACCACATCCACTGCATGGTCCTAAGTTTTACAATATTAGAATGTTACCAGGTTGGGCAAAAGACCATATCAAACAAAAGTATGAAGACTACAAACCACGACTGTTAAAAATAATTGATGAAAGCGACTTTACAGAAGAACGTAAAGCCAGTAGTAGAAAAGAAGCAGTTGCACTTCTGGATCAATATGTAAAGTATATGTACGCCAAAGACTTCAGTGAACACTTGCCACAGTTTTGGTATGCGACACGTAGATTAGACAAGATACGTAATCATAGTATTGAAACATATATTCCAGAGCTGTACGAATTGTTAAAGGACACTGAAGTTGTTTCTGAATCTGAATGAGATTAAAATAATCCAAATGGATCACACCAGTAGGTGCCATCTAGCATGTCCGCAGTGTGCTAGATTCCACGGCAGTCAGACTGAACTTAATCCACACATGCCTATTGCTGATACAACTGTAGACGACTATAAAATTATACTGGAACCATTTGATCGTGATAGTGTAAAACTATTTCACTGTGGTAACTTTGGCGACAGTCTTAGTAGCCCTACACTAGATGATTGTATTGACTATAGTATAAGTCAAGGCGTTAAAGAATTTAAAATGGCAGTAAATGGTAGTGCCAGAACTTCTGCTTGGTGGCGTGACTTGGCACAAAAAAGTGATCGTATTACTGTAAACTTTAGTATAGACGGACTAGCTGATACCAATCATTTATATAGAGTAAACAGTAACTTTGATAAAATAATGACCAACGCACAAGCATTTATAGATGCTGGCGGCAACGCCCGTTGGTACTTTATTGAGTTTGAACACAACTATCATCAGATAGAAACTGCAAAACAAATGGCAACAGATATGGGATTCAAACAGTTTAATGCCAAGTATACAGGAAGATTTGCAGAACAACAACAAAAACAAATCGAAACTCGTAAAGGAAGTGTTGTAAAAGATAAAAAAGACAATCACAATCAAAGCGATATGAACACTATTAAAAAAACTTACGATAGTTTTGACCAGTATATAGAGCAAACTCCTATTACGTGTAAATACAAACAAGAAAACAGTGTGTTTATTGATATGAATATGCGTTTATGGCCATGTACTTGGATGGGAGCACCAGCATATTTTGGACCACACAATCCTCAACGTCAGAGTTTTGATAATATCTATAACTTATACGGACAAGATTTTAACGATATGAGAACACACGGCTGGGACGTACTACAACACGACTTCTTTGCTAAGTATTTAGATAGAAGTTGGCATAACGCAGACGAAAAATATAAAAGAATATATACCTGTGGTAGAACATGCGGCGACAAATTTGAATTTAGCAGTGGGTATGGTAAAAATACAAAGAGAGTAAATCTATGATAATAGAAAATAGTCAGGATATAATTGAATTTAATTTGCCAGATGACTTTAATAAAATAGGCATTAAACTGAGTGGTGGAGCAGACAGCGCAATAGTACTTTATATGTTGTGTAAGTATATCACAGAAACTAATAAAGAATGTGAAATTATTCCAATGACAGTTTGTCATGCGGGCAAGGCGTATCAGCTACAGTTTGCAACCAAAGTGATTTTCTTTATGGAAGAAACATTTCCTGGTATTAAATTTGGTATACATCCAACTGGTGTAAATTATCATGGTGAAAGTTATGATTTGGTACAGCAAAAAGTAGTAGACAGCGCATATCGCAACAACCAAATAAACTGTCATTATGTGGGAATTACTAAAAATCCTCCCAGTGATGTAATGATAGCATTTGATCAAAATGGTCCTGTTGATGATAGAAATTCTGACACTGTTAAGCCAACTGTACGAGGCGGGCATGTGTTTTTACCTTTAATTAACATAGACAAACAGGGTGTAAGAGAACTGTATGAAAAATTTAATCTTATGGACACACTGTTTCCACTAACAAGAAGTTGCGAAGTATTCACCGACGACTTTAGCAAGCATTGTGAAACAGACTGTTGGTTTTGTTTAGAACGATATTGGGGGTTTGGTAGATATGAATGATATAATATGTCCATTGGTATACAACGGTATTGCTACAGATCCCAGTGGAGGAGTAAGACCTTGCTGTGTGTTTGATCAGAAATACAACTACAGAGGCAGCGTAGCAGAATACAAAGACAGTAAATTATGGAAAGAAATAGAACAAGACTTTCTAAATGGAAAGTACCATGTTGGATGTCATCACTGTGAAAGACAAGATTCTGCCGGAAGTAGTAGTAAGCGTACCAGAGAGGTTCGAAACTATCTAGAAAAATACAAACGTGACACAGTTGATTTAGAACATTTAAAAAGTATTGGATATGATTTAATTGATCTGAGGCTCAGTAACAAATGTAATCTAAGTTGTATTACCTGTAACCCCAAAAGCAGTAGTATGATATTTGATGAAACAAAAAAGCACTACGATGATACAATGTTTCACTACAAGAACATATATGATTTAACCAAACACAGGGACTTAACCAATCCTTACAGTGATAAAAATATAGAAGATCTACTAAGTTGCATGAACAAAACCAGTAGATTATATTTTACAGGCGGCGAACCCAGTGTTGTTAAAGGTGTACTTAAAATACTACAGAGATTGATTGACGAAGGTCTCAATGAAGATGTAGAAATAGAATTTAACAGTAACTTTCAAACAACCAATCCCAAGTTTATAGAGCTGTTGAGTCATTTTCCTAGTGGACTTATGATGCCCAGCATTGACGGTGTTGGAGTGAGAGCAGAATATATACGCTACCCTAGTAATTGGGATATAGTTCATAAAAATATGAAGTACTTCACTGAACGATGTCCGGGTTGGCGTTTTCATGTAGCGCCTACTGTGAGTATACTAAGTTTGTTTTATCTAGACGAACTGTTAGAATATTGCTATAGAAATAATTATTTTTTAACTTTTACTAATATGTTATGGGGTCCGACGTATTTAAATATCAGCAACATACCAGAAAAATACAAAGAGATAGCGATGAATAAATTAAGTAATATGGAAAAGCATATGAAAGTAAGAGGCTTAAAAAATATAGAAACTTATCTTTACAGTGCAGATACAGATCTAGAACTGTTATCAAATGCTAGAAGCAATTTAAATAGACTTGACAAAATAAGAAAAAACAGCTATCATGATAGCCTGCCAATACTAAAGGAGATGTTCGACGAATGCTTGTAATAGGAAATAAAGAATATGGATTAGCAGAAAGTATTGCTAAACTTTATCCACATGCAGAATACTACAGTAGATCCAGTGGATACAACATGGGAAAGCGTGATGTTAGACAGCAAGCGAGTGGAAAATCACTAGACCACGACGTGGTAATACTATGTAGCGCATTAGGTGACTTTAGTCAAGTGTTACTTGCTGAAGCTATAGCAAAAGAATGGGTTAAAAATAATCACCAAGGTTATCTAATAGCCGTTGGAAGTAGTGCAGACACACCTGTTAAAGGATCCCAATGGATTTACCCTGTTGAAAAACGTGCATTGCGAGCATATATGAGACAACTCAGTCAAGCATGCAGTAGTGATACTCCACCCGCTTGCAAAACAACTTACATTGCTCCGGGCAATATGCATACTCCTAGACAAGATGAAAAAATGCCCGACACTCTGAAGTTAGACACAGACTATGTTGCTGGTGTAATTAAATGGTTAATAGATCAACCTCACAATGTTAATATCAGTGAGCTATGTTTGGATCGTATTCAAAAAGTGTAATAGGGATAAACTGTTTTAAAATCCTGCGATCTAGACTTATCCCAAAAAGCAGTGTGTGATTTAAACTTATCTAAGATATTGGATTTATCTTCACTGTACATGTATGTTAAAATATAGTCACATAGATTTTTAATAGTTTCATTTTTGTAGTTGTAGTTGTGATATTTTTGTTTTATAATATCTTTTTGACTCTGTGGTAACACTGTTAACCCCAAATACAATGGAAACGTTAGGTGTGTAGGGTTTAACATAATATTTCTATCATCCAACCATTCAAGTGTTTCAGGCAAATGATAAGCATTATAGATTGTAACCGTGGGTCTTGCTACCACAGTCATTCCAACAGTGTCTGCTATTTCTACATATTTGTCAATATTTTTCAGTGCGCTTTCGTGATTGGTCAAGTGTCGTTGATATTCATTTTCTTCTTTAATAATACTATCTAAACTAACAGCAAGTTCAATATGGTCAAACTCTTTCCATATATCTACAATTTTCTTCTTGGGCCACACTGTACAATTGGTACTATAGTTTAATCTTATGTTTTTAGCATAGCCCTTTTCCACAGCATGTTCTATTAGTTTCCAATGATCAGGAATAATAAGGGGCTCGCCGCCTGTAAATTTAATATATTTCATATCCTTTAGATGAGGGTATATACTATCTAAATTTGCTTTTGTATGTTTTATCTTAGAGCCAGGTTCACTGCCAATAGCCTTTCCAACAAACGTTTTGCCATGATATTCTTGTTCTTCATCAAACAGTTTAAAACTATATCGACTGTCGCACATTCTACACATAAGATTACAGTCGTTACTTAGGCTAAGTTCCAAGTATTCTAACTTATAATTTTCAGTATCAACAGTTTTAGCGCCAACTTTTGGATGTTCGTTGAGACGCATACGTAAACTTTTTTTATTGTTGTCTTCTTCTTCATAGCAACGTGTACATCCTTCCAATCTTTCTCCAGCAAGTATACGCTTGCGAAGATCGTTTTGAAAGTCACTGTCGAATATTTCCTGGATACTATAATTATCCAGTGTATGATCTTTGGGACGATAGTCTTCTAAGAATCTACAACAGGGCTTTACTCTACCGGTACCGTCTACCATCTGGTGATTCCATAATACTGAACAAAAGGTTTTATTTTCCATAAATATATTTATATACATATATAATTACAAAAGGAGCAATCTTGGAACCCGTAGCAAGTTATTTTAAATGGAACCCAACTGGCGCATTTAGCGTTGACTGGTATATAGGTAAACGTTGTAACTTTAGTTGTAGTTACTGTGTGGATTATCTACATGATTATACAAGTCCACACGTGCCATTGGAAAATATGAAACAGTTAGTAGATGTAATTTATGAAAAAGAAGGCTCGAATGTACTGTGGAGTTTAACCGGTGGTGAGCCAACAATTAATCCAAAGTTCTTGGATCTATGTGCGTATATACGCAGTAGAGGCAGACGTTATATCAGTGTTACAACAAATGGTTCACGCACACTACAGTATCACAAAGACATGTTTGATCTAGTAGATGGTATTACACAAAGTTTTCACTTTGAGTTTATGGAAGATCGTATAGATGAATATATAGAAAAGTTTATTGAATTAGAAAAATATAGATTAGAATTAAACAGCAAGTTAGCTAAAGGTGAACCTAAGAAAACACTTATACTTAGATTTATGGTCGAAACTGGACAGTTAGATAACGTAGATCGTATGGATCGAGCATACAGAGCTGCTGGTATTACTAATATAGAACATAGATATATCAGACCGCCTGGTAAAGACAAAGGCAAAGGTATGCAACCAGAAGAGAAGTATAAATTTAAAGATAAAAAAGACCCTAACCAAATTACTGATAAAGCAAAAGTAGAAAAAATAGAATCTAAAGAAGCAAGTTATTATGGACATAACGAACAAGGTGCTATTAAAGAAATATATCGTAGTACAGCAGACCCTGACAAACGTAAATTAAAGTTTTGGTTTCAGGACAGCAACGGCGAATACCACGAAGAAGATTATCACTACAATGAACTAAACTACGATAAAAAGAATAATTACGAAGGCTGGATATGCTGGGCAGGTATGAAACATTTAAAAGTTACACCCACTGGCGACATATACATTGGCAGTTGTCATGTTGGTGGTAAGCGTGGTAACGTATATGAAAAAGATAGTATTGATTTGCCAACTGAGCCTATACGTTGTAGCAAATGGCGTTGTACAGACAATACAGATTTAAAAGTACCCAAGATCAAAGATTGGGATCATTACCATTTAGTCAAGGACATGATAGAATGGAAACCATAGCCAATCCACCCACACTGTGTAGTTTAATGAGCTACAATATTAGAGTGGATCATATACGTAGAAGAATAGCAAGATGTCCCAAGCAAGAAGGTGTTGAATTAAGTGCTGAATACTTGAGAACACACGGTGCTGACGTGTTTAATCATCAGCACTTTGCACTTGCACTAGAAGATATGAAATTGAATCAAACAGCTAATATATGTAGAATGTGTCATCCAAGCTACAGAGACAGTAAAAATGAATGGCAAACAACTGAATGGAGTGTGAATAATTTTAAAAATTTAAAAATAAACACAACACCGGCAGCCATATGTGATTATATTTTCAGTGATGTGTGCAACATGACCTGTATGTATTGTGACGCTCATCACAGTAATCTGTGGGCTAAATTAACAAATAACCCTCAGCCAATGAATCAAGAATGGGATAGCGCAGCAGAAGACTGTTTAGTTGATTACTTAAATCGTTATATTATAAATCAAGTGCCTCAATTTAGATTACAGATGCTAGGCGGTGAACCGTTATTGAATTGGAATAAACTAGAAAAGTTTTTGTTACGTATTACTACAGTGTTTGAACACACTGATACTAGGCTGACCATTGCCGTTATCAGTAACTTAAATGTACTACAAAAGAATGTAGAAAATTTTGTTAAATTTAGTGAGCAACACAATATTCAAACAGAGATACAAGGCAGTATAGACACTGTAGGAGATACAGCAGAAAACATTAGAACAGGTTTAAACTTTGATCTGTTTGTAAGCAACATGGATATATTTGCTAGTCGTAGTCAAATACAGTGCAGTATCAATGCTAGTGTTAATCTATTAAGTGTGAGTACAATGCCCCAACATTATCAATACTGGACTGATTATGCAGTGCGTCATCAACGCACACTTGGCAAAGATTTTTTGTTTGGTAACAATACTGTTACTAATCCTAAGAGCATGAGTATTACAATATTACCTAAATCATACATAGATTATATAGAAAAGTCAAGAGAAATATTAAATAAAAGTTTTAGCGATAACTCATTTAAACAAATACTGAATCGAAGGTTTGATATATTAGCTAATAATATTGGTATTGACAGAAATGAAAAAAATTTACAAAATGCTAAACAGTTTTATACACAGCAAGGACTACTCAAAGGTATCGATTACTTTGATGTATTTCCAGAATTAAATAGTATATTATGATTATAACAGGTAACCCACAAAAAGGTTTAGCACATAGTCTACATAAGATATATCCTGACGCAGTATATTGTAGTCGATCTAGTGGACATGAACTTACTAGTAACAAAGGTATGGACGAATTTGCGCAGTTAGCCGCACAACATGATACTATTATTATTAATAGCGCACTATGGCGCTTTCATCAAACTGTACTACTGGATTTAGTATACAAGGCGTGTAGAACCGCCAACAATGACGCACATATTGTATGTATAGGCAGTACCACAGACAGAACTAGCAAAGGCACGGCATGGCTATATAATGCTGAAAAGAAAGCACTCAGAGATTATTGTAATAGTTTAGCATTGGTGGGAGTGTGGCACAGTGGCCCTAGAGTAAGTTTAATTAGTTTTGGTACGCTGAGTAATAATCAAGAGAAACACCCTGACAGAGTATGTATGGATATAGATGAAGCAGCTTCATATATCAAGTGGTTGACAGAGCTTCCTAAGCATGTTACAATAAATGAAATAAGCATGGATCCTATGCAAAAGAGAGTAGTATGACAGAAGATTTAAAATGGAGCAATTATGACTTTACCAAAATACCGTTTGACGACATTGTTAGTGTTGGTCAGCGTACTTTGTTGTACCGTGATCTATTCACTGTCAGCTGGCTGCTCGGAAGATTCTGTAACTACAAATGCTCCTACTGTTGGCCTTATGCCCGTAGTGACCGTAAAGACCATCGTCCTACCGAACTATGTGTCAAAACAATTGACGAAATAAAGAGGCAAGCACGTGAAAACGGATTTAATAGCTTTCATTTTTCTCTTAGTGGTGGTGAGCCTACTTTTCATCCTGGGTACCTGGACATTCTACAACATCTGGCTGATGACATAGACAACACAAACTATACTAGCGTTCACATGACATCAAACTGTAGTCGACCAATGAAATGGTTTGAGGACTATGTAGAACGAGTAAAACCTTTCCATAGAGCTAGTATAACAGCTAGTTTACACACAGAACACTTAAATACACTTGACAAGCTACAGGAGTTTGCAAACAAACTCATATTATGTCAGGAGCATGATGTACAGGTCACCATCAATATGGTTATGGTTCCGGAATGGTTCGAAAGGGATTGGGAAAATGCCTTGTTCTTCCACGAGCAAGGAATCAACGTCACACTCAAGCCACAAAGTGACCCAACGGCGTCAAGAGTCGTGGAAGGTTATACGGACGAGATGTTACAGCGATTGTATAACGGAATGCCGCAAATGGCGTATACTGAAACAAAACGTAAATGGGCAGCACGCCCAAGGCCTAGTTTCGAACTGCCGCCAGAAACACTAGGCGAAAACGACAAGAGCGTGCCTTGGCATATGCAAGTAGAGTTTCGGGACAGTACTGGTAAGAAATGGTACATGGATCAAGCAGAACGCTTTAATGCTTTTAACTTTAATGAGTTTAAAGGCTGGAGTTGTAATGCTGGTTACAGTGGCATTATTATACGTGAACCAGATGGCAGTGTCAAGCGTAGTTATAGTTGTGCTGATGTACCATTAGGTAATATTGAGACAGGATTTAAACTGTTTGATAAGCCTAGAGTTTGTATTAGCGATAATTGTGTAAGTAGTGCTGACAGTAAAATACCCAAGAGAAAAATATGAAAACATTTGCTATACTCAGTTATAATCGTACTGGCAGTACAGTTGTTGGTCAATGTTTAGCACAAGCACATCACAAAGAATATATAGGTGAAATAACTAATATACCACTAGTGTTGATGCGGTATGATGAAAACGGCAAAGATGTAAACGTACCATACGATCCACCATTACCTGTGGGAACATATGTAAAAACATATGATCAAATTGATGGAGCAGTACAGCGTAGTTTTTTATACGACAATCCCAAGCCGTTTGATATAGGCAGTGAAAGATACTACAACGAAGTAATCAAAAGAAAACAACTATTACAACAAAATGTACACAACCAAGACAAGAGTTTCTTTAAAATACAAACACAAACATTTGCACAAAACTTTCAAGATCCTAAACTATTAAACGGATATAGTTTTGTATTTTGCGCAAGAAGAGACATCAGAGAACAAATAATAAGTTACCTAATAGCTAAACACACTAAAATAATGCACATTGGCTATCAGGATCAAACTGTAGATGTACCTACATTTGATATTCAACGTCAGCATTTTGATTTTTGTGTACAAGGACTACAAGAAACAAATCGGTTGTTTGAATACTTTAAACAGCGTAAACAGATAGATACTGTTATACATTACGAAGACTGGCAAGATGATGTAGATAAAATATTGCCGTTATTAGGTTACCCTACACAGAGTGTTGAAACATTTAAAAAGATAAAATACACACTAGGACACAAAAGTAATCTTGTAAATAACTTAGAACAGGTGATGGACTGGATGCAAGATCCAGATATATTCGAATACGAATATACACTTTAGGAAGAAATTATGAATAAGATAGCAACACTACTAGATAATAGAAAAAATACTAGATGCTTTAGCAATAAGCCTGTAAGCACAGAAATAATAAATGATTTACTAGCGGTTATTAATCGTATACCAGCTAAAGAACAGCAAATGCCAACAGAAGTTTTTGTGCTAGGAAACAACGCACAAGATATGAAACAAGAGCTATATGTTAACACAGAGTGCGAAGTAGATGTATTTAATCCACAGTTATTAGCACCAGTTGTATTTTGTTTTTGTCCTAAAGCAAATGTAGTAGACGCAAATGGTGTAACAGATCCTAGTGTGCCACCAGCGGCATTAAATGAACTACACAGATACTATGCAGGTATGGCTAGTATGGCAGTTGGGTTAGCTGCTTTGGATGCTGGCTTGAACATCGGTTTCTGTCAAAGTCAAGGGTTAGACGGATGGACAGGCACACAAGATGAGAGCAGAGGCGGAGCATTAACCGTTAACGGTGAGCTTAGAAAAGTATCATTGAGTTTAGGTGTGGGATATCCTGCTACTGAAACAGACCATATGAGCAGAGCTAGAGTTACACTAGAACAATCAGACAATATGAGTGCTGAAAGTTTGGTAAGACGTGGAATAGAAGAAACTCGACCTAGACCAGGATTAGATAGCTATGTAATTATATTTGGACAGGATGATGTATCATTGCCAGACACGTGGCTTAATCTTCCACTGGCAGGTGCGTGATGTCAGAATTAATTAGCGCAATAGACTACAGTGTAGATTTTAAACAACTAGCAAAAGACACCAAGTTGGTATTAGACAAGTACCCATTTAATAATCATAATCAAATATGTTTTCAGAATACAGTAGGTGTTGAAGCTGATCCGTATCAAGGCACAGGTGATAGTAGACTAGATCATTGTCCTATGTATGGGCTAGAAGAATCTGATTTTACTGAGTTTAATCCTGAGTTTAACGGAACAGTGTTTGAAGAAATATTTAAAACATTCCCTCACAACATGGGAAGAATGAGATTAATGAAAGTACCTGCTAAGAAATGTTATTGGATGCATAACGATCCAGGTATGGTAAGATATCACTTTGCGGTAGATACAAATGAAAATTGTTTTATACTGTATAGAGATCACAAGCATTTCCATATACCCGGTGATGGTGTATGTTATGAGATGAATACAGATGAATATCATACTGCTGTAAATGCTAGTAGAGAAGATAGAGTACACTTAGTTATTAGCGGCATTTAAATGTTTGATAAAATAACAACACATCACGATCATATTCATTTTACTCCAGATAGATTTTCAAAGGAATTACCGTTGCTTATAATGAGTCACGGCTCTGGAGGTATAAGTGATATAGATATAGATTTCGCAAACATGGCATGTGCTAACGGATACCAAGTTGTTATAGTTGATCATTTTACAAAACGTGATGTTAAAAGCCAAATATGGCATGATGTAAATGATGTCTATCCTACTTTTGATGACAGAGCTACTGACATTTATGCTGTAAGTAAAAAGTATAATGCCACCAAAAAAATATTGTTTGGTATTAGTGCTGGTGGAACATCATGTTTAATATGCAGCGCAGACTTTGATAAAACCTTTGTAGCGTACCCTGCGCTTGTAGGAATAACAACACCAATGTTAACTGCACGCCATGTAACTATTGTAACAGGCAAAGATGATAATTGGACACCAGTTGCTCAAGCACATAGATATGCGCAACATGTAGATGTAGAATTACATGTAGTTGATGGGTTTCATGGATTCTTAAATCCACGTGAAGATAGATTTTTAGAAAATGTTGTAAGCCTCAGAGATATTGAATTGCCTGTACCGTTTGAAGGAACGTTAGATAAATTAAATTATCAAAAAGGAGTAACTGTAAAGTACAACGAACAAAGTAGGTTACTCACTGAAAACTTATTCACTGAGTGGCTATCCTAAACGCTGTAAACGTGTTTTTTGTGTGCTAGCATACACTTGATTATACTCCGCAATACTGATATTAGGCAACTCAAACCCTCTGTCAATAACGCTTTTAAGCGGTGTGTAGCACACATTTTGCCAGCAGTTAGAGTCTTTGTTTACTCCTATAAACTTGCCAGTATCGTTGTGTTGTCTACATGTATTACACATGTTATCGTGTAGTATCCAGTTTCTGTCTTTACTGATATAGTTGACCAAATCCTGCATACTTCGCCTACGCATTAGTAACTCAATACTAATGAAAGCATAATCATAACCCAGTTGAATTGCTTTATCTACTTCGTATGGAATAAACCAATCTTCACTCCAACGTACATTACGCTTACTGCCTCGGTTTCTGTAGTCAGGATGATAATATGTTCTAGTGCTACAGCGCACAGTATTATTGGGATAATGTCCGTTGTTCCACAAGCCACTAAACGCAACAATGTTGTTGTCGTCATAAATGATTTCAAAACTATCAAACTTGTCAACAAACTGATCTAAGTTATAATAGTTCTTTGCATTACGATGATTGTCGTTTTGCTCTATCCATGCACATACATTTTTTAAATTTTCCTTGTGCTTTGGATAGTCTGGGCTTTCAAGAATGTTTATTATTTTCATAATCGATGTCCGATAAAAGTTACGTTTATTATTTTCATTCAATAAGTACTAATATTACTTATAAGGATAACAGTTGTTAGATATTAGAAAAATTAAAATGTTTCCAGATGATGTGTTTGTTTTAGATCATGTTACGGCACTACAGGGTCATAAAATAAATTGGGGGCATGATATTGGTAAAATCGAATCGATACTACAACAAAATCTAGATGCAGCAATAGCATCAAACCAATATAAACACTATGCATTTAATACAAGCCTAGACGGCTGGGTAAAACTGTTTGATAATTTTGTCCAAACAAACCCTAATCTACTTTGCTTTACAGGTTGCTTAGATGTAGATAATCCAAGATGGATCTGGTGGCCGCATTGGCAAATTGTAACTGACACCGATACACCTCCTATAACAAATCCTAGTTTACCTAATCTTAGATGGCAATTTTGGGTAAGACGACCTAGACCACATAGAATAGAACTGATTAAACACATTGCTAGATTGCAACCCGAGCAAGGAGATATTATATTTCCAACACATTTAATAGAACCTACAGGTAGAACTTATCCCACTACTCGAGAACTATTCCAAGATGACGACCTGTACAATAGTATACATTCGCAATTTAATCCAGCAGTAGATATACCACAAGGTGAAAACGGCGCATATCACGGCAGTTATCAACTACGTTCACAAAGAGCTATAGATGTTGTAACTGAAACTATGACTAATTCACAAAATGGTATATTTTTTAGTGAAAAAACACACAAAGCCATAAGAAGCGGACAATTATTTTTGATACTAGGACAACAACACTGTATACGCAGTCTCAGGGATTATGGTTATAAAACTTTTGATAATGTAATTGATCATTCATATGATTTAGAGTCCGATATGCCTACAAGAGCTAAAATGATTGCAGATGAATTAGATAGGCTTAGTAGTTTAAGTCAGTCTGATTTTCATGACTTGTGGACTAGTACATACAATGATAGATTATATAATCAACAGTATAAGAAATATAATTTAGCCTACTGGAAAAAATATCTACATAGTTTCTTTTAAGTCTTTGTGTATTGTTTCAGCATACAATATTTGTGCTTGTTTTCCAGGATGTGTTCCGTCAAGAGCTTTATCTGTTTCTCGAAACTTAAACATATTGCCGCCTACAGTTGTAATATTTTGCATCCAATCTTTCATTTTAAAGTCTTTACCAGTTGTAAAACTATGATAGTTTTTGATACCAATTGAATCAAGAAAAAAAGCACAATGACTGATCCTAAGTTGATTGTCTAGTTTAATATCAGTATCGCTGTAAAAGTTTTCATAAAATATATCAGTAAGTTTTTTATTTGCATAACGTGTTGACATACCTATCTTAACAGTGTTATCGTTGTTAAAAAAACAAAATCTGTGTGCAGTATTCCAATTGACTATCACAAAATCATTGTCTTGATATTCAAAGTTTACGATATTGTGCCATATTTCTTTATTACTTGCTCCTGGAACTCCACAGTTTTTTAAGTCTACTTGTAGTGTTTTAGCAAGCACAGAAGGCCACGAGTATATACTAGGAACAGTTGGTGTATCTATGTTATCATCTAGCGCATAGCCAAAAGTGATACTATCTCCAAATGCTACTAGTCTATTCATACCGCCATTGGAGCCTTGATAGTATCCATTGGATTGTAACCCATTAATTTATAGTCTTCAGTCTTTGTACTTAGTAATTGTTCCAGGTTGTCGAACGATGGCATCACTAACATTGGATGTTTTCTGGTTG